AAATTCGTTAAAGATACACCATATCGTGGTAAAGATGTTTGGTATTTTCTACAATCAGTAGATTCACCGATCGGTGCGCCTGGTATTTTACCAGCTCATCAAGAATCTGGCGATACATCAATCGAAGGTGATTCACTTGATGAACAAACTAAGATGGGGCGGATTGTTGCACCATCAACGAATGAAGATTCGATTGAAGTAACGTCTTACATGGTGCCTGGTGATGAAGCAACAGATGCTATCATCAAGGCCAAGCATGATGGTAAGCAGATTAAAGTATGGCGTGTTATCGTTGATAAGCGATTGGCTGTTACTGAAGACGACCATAGTGCATATCCGGCAATGTTCGGTTATGGTATTGTCGATAGTGCTGACATTTCAGACGAAGATTCATTTTCTGAAATCGATTGGACAATCAATATTTTAGGCAAATTAGTTGATGGGACGTTCCCATTGACAGATGAAGAAGTTCAATCATTGCAAGCATTATACGATTACGAACGACCAGGTGAAAAGACAGGTGAATTTGCTGATACAACTGTGACAACACCTAACCCTGGAGTTTAATCAATTAGGAGGATAACGAGATATGAAAATTGGCAATACCGAGGTTAAATTTAATTTCAAAGCATTATTCCGTGCTAACGCATTGCTTAGTACGCAAGTAGACGCAAAAGATGGTGCAAGTCAATTGTGGTTACAGTTCGTAACTGGTGATGAAAACGAAGCCGTGTACAACGCACTACGCGTATTAATTACTGATAAGAAGGATTCTGAAATCGAAGACCTGATCGACAGTGATTATTCAGATGGTGATAAGTTTGAAGAACTTTACAAGGATCTTCAAGCAGAACTTGAAAAGTCGTCTTTTTTCCGTCGCGCCGCGAAACATTGGACAGACTTAGTGGAAAAGAACCTGACGTCTCTTCCACAAAAAACATCGGAAGAGAAGACTCAAGCCAAAGCGATCAAAGATACTTTGGAAGAAATGAAGAAGAGTCTCTCCTAATTGACTTTGCACGTAAGGGAATCTTCGATCCGGAGATTCCCTTTTCTTTATATCTATGGGAAGCAAAAGCTATCCTTGATGGGGCAACTTTAAAAAATATCGATGAGAGGCGCAATAATTTAGAGTTGGCCGCGTTCAATGCTGGGGTAACTAATGCTAAGAAACCAAGAACGACAATCAAAAAAATGCAAAGAGAATTAGAAAAAGAAGAAGAACAAGTGGTTCAAAATAAAAAAGGCCGTAAAAAGCCTGATATTGAAGCACTTAAACGAATCAACGATTTATTCAATCGCGGAGGTGAATAATATATGGCAGAAGTAGCAGCTATTTTTACAGCTGATATATCAGGTTATACTTCGGCAATGTCACGAATGGCCACAAGCACTACATCTGCGACTAACAGTGCATCAAGTTTGGGTAGCAGAGTATCGAGTGCCATGGGTACAATTGGCAAAGTGACAACTGTGGCCGGGGCAGCAACAACTGCAATGGGTGTTAGTGCATTAAAGTCTTATGGTACATTCCAGCAGTCACTTAATAAAGCCGCCATTATTGCTGGTGGTACGTCAAAAAATATAGGTGAGCTAGCAGACATGGCTAACAAGATGGGTGCTGAATTACCACTTAGTGCACAAGATGCAGCCGATGCCATGGTTTCAATGGCGCAAGATGGTGCGTCGATTAAAACGATTACTAAGGAGTTCCCAGCAATTGCGGAAGCTGCAACTGCGACTGGTGCTGATCTACAAACAACTGCCGGAACGGTTCAGCAAGCCATGAACATTTGGGGTAAAAGTCTAAAGTCGCCAGCACAGGCTGCAGCTATTCTTACTGAAACAGCCAACTTATCTAACGCAAGCATTGAAGAAATGTCAGGTGCTATTAGTAATATCGGTGGTGTGGCTAGTCAAGCAGGATTCAGCATGGGAAGTATGACAGAATCTATCGGCCTATTGACAAACAAAGGATTTAGCGCACAACGTGCTTCGCAAGACTTAGCACATGCCATTATTCAAATGGAAGCACCTTCTGACAAAGCGGCGATAGAAATGAAGAAGCTGGGTCTTTCGTTTACCGATGCACAAGGTAATATGAAATCATTCCCAACTATTCTTAAAGAAGTAGCTTCGGCCACCGATGGCATGAGTGCTTCTCAAAAAACGGCAGCACTTAAAACGATGTTTAACACCGCTGGTATGCAAGCAATGCTTCCACTTCTAGATTCAGTTAATGATAAATCAGGGAACACGGCTACATCATGGGACGCTTATGCAAAAGCACAAGATGGCGCAAGTAGTTCTACTGCCACTGCTACCAAGTTTTTAAAAGATCAAGCCAGTGAAATGCAACAGAACATTGGTTCTAAGATTGAACAAATTGGTGGTAATTGGGAATCGTTAAGAAACAAGTCACTTGCTGCCAAAGGTGGCGTAAACGGTGCGATGGTTGACATGATTAATAAAACCATCACATGGGCAACTGAAAGCAATAGCAGCATTGCACAAGTGGCTAGGAGTTTTATTGGGTTATCGCCAGTTATTGGACCAGCTGTCACAGCAACCGGTGGCTTTATCACTGCTGCTAGTAAAATATCAGGGGTTGCAGTTGGCGCGGCTAAAGGATTGTTCGGGCTTGGAAAAAGTATTATTGGAATACCAGCACGTTTGTTAGGAATCGGTAGTGCAAGCAAAAAGGCAACTGAATCAGTAGCGCCATTAGGAAAGGCTACTAGAACAAGCGCGAATGCTGCAGCGTCTTCAGCGGCTAACTTTTTATCAATGGGAGCTGCAATTGCTTTAATTGGTGTAGGCGTTTTAGCTGCTTCAACTGGTATTGCTATTCTAGTTAAATCCGCAATCAGTCTAGCAAAAGCTGGCAGTGGTGCTCAAACAGTAATGGCTGCAATGGCTATTGGGATTGTTGCAGTTGCAGGCGCATTTGCATTGCTTGGACCAGCGTTGACAGCTAATGCCGTTGGTATTGGTGTGTTTGGAGCGGCAGTATTAGCTGTTGGTGTTGGCGTGGCTGCTTTCGGATTAGG